GCATCGTTACATTTGGCGAAAAAGGCAATACTTCAGTTGGGCCAACAATTTTTGCGGCCGATTCATTGAAGTTTAACAAGACTACAAAACTTTTATTGGAACACGATCGCACAAGACCAATCGGCAAATTGCTTACTTACACAATGCACGATGAAGGCATTGATGCAACATTCAAAGTCGCTGGCACAATCGCAGGCGATGATTCATTGCTAGAAGCAGCCGAAGGCCTACGGGATGGTTTTTCAGTTGGCGCGTATATCGAGGATTACAAGGTAGTTGATGGCGTTATGCAAATTACTGCCGCTCGAATCCAAGAGGTCAGCCTAGTAACTGATCCAGCAATCAATTCAGCAAGGGTCGAAAAAGTCGCAGCTAGCGATGAAACTGAGAATTCTGAAACAAAGGTTTCAGAGGAAACTACACAAGGAGATAAAGTGTCCGACACTACCGCTCCAGCTCCTATCGCAGACGAAGCGGTAGAAGCTGCAAAGGTTGAGCCGACAATCATGGCATCTGCACCAGTTGCACATACCAAGTTGCGCTCACCAATCAATTCACCAGCAACATATCTAGAGCATTCAGTTCGTGCTGCTCTAGGTGATGATGTTTCTCGTCAATATGTCCAAGCAGCATCAGACACAACCACAACTGAGGTTGCAGGTCTAGTTCCAACACCACAATTTACTGATGTATGGAATCCAAAGACCACAGGTATCCGTCCAGCAATTGCAGCAGTTCGCACCGCGACACTTCCAGCAGCTGGTATGACCTTTGAAATCCCACGCGTTAAGACCGCTCCAACAGTTGCAGAAGCAGCAGAAAAGGGCGCATTTAGCGATACACAGACTGAAATCGAATATGTTTCAGTATCAGTTAAGAAGTATGCAGGAATGCAGAAGTTCGATGTCGAAGTTCTTGATCGCACATCTCCAGCATTCTTTGAGGAGCTAGTTCGCTTGATGGCTGACCAGTATGCAGCAGCAACCGACACCGCAGTAACAACTGCTTTGAAGGCTGGCACACTTGATTCAACCACAGTAACACTTCCGTGGGATGGCGATACATTCGCAGGCTTCGTATCACGCGCAGCAGCTTCAATTTACTCAAACACCAAGCGCACCGCGACTGGTATCGTGCTTTCACCGGATCAATGGGCTAACCTAATCAAGCTCAACGATTCAAACAAGCGCCCACTATTTGACTTAGCAGCAGGTGGCACAACCAACATCGTTGGAGCAGTTGCGCCTGGCACATTCGCAGGTTCAGTAATGGGCTTGCCAATTTATGTCGATCCAAATATGTCTGGCGTTGCAGATGATTCAATCTGCGTAGTCAATCGCGATTCATTCGTATGGTATGAAGGCGCTGGCCCATTACAGTTACGCACCAACATCGTTGGAACAGGACAAGTTGAAGTTGGCTACTACGGATATGGCGCAATCGCGACCCTAACCGCAGCAGGCTCATTTACTTTCAACGCAGCTTAATCATGCCTAGCCTAGCTCTCGGGGCTAGGCAGTAGGTCGAAAGAAGGGAATCGAAATGCCAAGCATTGTAACCGCGGCTCAACTGCGAGCGATACTTGGCGTTTCGAATTCTCTATATAACGATGCTTATTTAGAGGATATTATCGATGCTTCTGAAAATACGATCTTGCCGATGCTCGTATCTTTTGAAGCACCAGTAATCAAAGCAAAACTAACTGATAATGTCGCAGTATTTGAAACCGCTGGTATTCATGAATTTACAGAAGGCCAGTCAGTCGTTATTACTGGCTGCGGTTCGCCTTACAATGGCACACGCACAGTCTTAGAGGATTATCTAACGCCTTACACATTCGCAGCTGATATCACTAATGCCGATGTCGAGGAAGCAAACATAATTCCAAGCGGTAAGGCAAAATTGACTGGAGCATCTACTTATGTCGGAAACTCCAGCGTAGAAGCTGCGGTCTTAACAGTCTCGGTTGAGATATTTCAAAGTCGTGTAGCACCTGGCGGACAAATCGAAGGTGTCGATTTTACTGCTACTCCGTTCCGCATGGGCAGATCATTATTTAATAAATGCGTGGGCTTACTTGGCCCATATTTGGATGTAGAAACGCTGGCTCAATAATGCCAACGACCATTGCAGCAGATGTGCGTGGCGCTTTAGCAACAGCTCTAGGAAGTGTCGCAGCCAATGTCTATAATCATGTGCCTGAATCGGTCATTCCGCCAGCAGTCGTGCTAGTGCCTGATTCACCATATTTAGAATTCGACACAATCGGCAAATCTAGTTTTCATTGCAATGTAAATCTCACGATTTCCGTTATCGTGGCTTACAATTCAAATCCAGCAGCGCTTGATAACTTGGAACAGTTAATAGTTTCAGTCGTTCAAGCGATTCCTGCTGGTTGGGCAGTCGATGTAGTCGAGCGCCCGACAGTAACTGAAATTGGGGCTAGCGCAATGCTAGTTTCAGACATCCGCGTTAGCAAACACTATACGCAATCGTAAAAAGGAGTAATAGTGCCTACAAATGTAATAACAGGCCGCGATATTACGCTGACCATCGCTAGCACCAACTACGATGCGCAGACTACTAGCGCGGTATTGGCTAATAGCCCAACTATCGATGTTTATCAGACATTGGATGGCAAGGCTTACAAGCACACCGATGATCAATGGACATTGACCCTTGAACTGCTTTCAGACTGGGGAGCAACTAGCTCACTATTTGAAGCAATGTGGTCAGCATGCGAATCAGCACCAAATACCGCTTTGGCAGTTTCACTAACTGCTGCAACTGGCGCAGTTTTCGCATTCAATGTTTTGCCAGTATTCCCAAGCGCAGGTGGCGCAGCTCCAGGAGCGCAGACCGACACTTGGACAATGACTGTCGTTGGAACACCAACCGAAACATTCAGCTAAAAGTTAGGAAATCGAGAGCATGAAGTTACCAATTACAATTGAATACAACTCAGGTGAGCAAGCAACTTACATTGCCCAACCGCCTGAGTGGGCAAAATGGGAAAAGCAGACAGGAAACATTATTGGTCAAGCATCCGAAAAGTTGGGTATTTGGGATCTTATGTTTCTTGCTTATCATGCACATAAGCGAGAACTTGGTGCAAATAAGCCCATCAAACCAATGGATATCTGGATGGAAACAGTAGCCGATGTCATTGTTGGTGATGCAAACCCAAAAGCCACAAAGCAGGAAGCCTAAGCAGATTATTGGTTGAGTTGTCAATAGCGACACAAATACCAATGAGTGAATGGGTTGAAGCAGAGGACATTTTAACAGCGATCGAGATATTGGAGGCAAGGAATGGCAAATGAAACCATTGCATACAATAAAAAAGATCTGCGTGATATTTACAAAGCGTTCAAACTTATGGATGACCAAGCAACAGAGGAAGCAAGAACTCAATCTGCTGCTCTGGCGTATTTTGCATCAGAGGAAATTAAGCAAGCAGCTAGAACTAGAACAAAGGCTGGCAAAGTTGCGCAAAGAGTCGCAGATGGCGTTGCAATCTCTAAGTCAAGTAAAATCGGTGAATTCCGTTATGGTTTCGCACGACAAAAGTTTTCAGGTGGGGCTACAACGCAGACCTTATGGGGGGGTCTTGAGTTTGGATCTAATAAGTTCAAGCAGTTCCCTACATATTCAGGACGGCAAGGCAGAGGTTCGAGAGGTTGGTTTATCTATCCAACCCTTCGCAGAATTCAGCCTGAATTGATTGATAAATGGGAACAAAGTTTTGATCGAATCATTAAGGAATGGGTTTAATGGCTACCGGTAGTCGTACATTAAAGTTATCAATCCTTGCTGATGTTGATGACTTAAAAAAGAAGTTAGGCGAAGCTGATAAAGCGGTTGAAAGCAATGCAAGCAAGATTTCAGAGTTTGGCAAGAAGGCTGCTGCTGCATTTGCGGTTGCTGCTGCTGCTGCCGTTGCCTATGGCACTAAATTAGCCGTTGATGGGGTCAAAGCAGCGATAGAGGATGAACAGGCACAGTTAAGGTTAGCCAATGCCCTAAAAGAGGCTACCGGGGCAACTGATGCCCAAATAAAGGCAACTGAGGACATGATCCTTAAGACTTCCT